CTATTCTATCCCTCTTAAACAGCTTATAGTTCATCAGGAACACGATTTCCATACTCTTGAATACACGCAATCAATTCATCAAAATTGTTATTGTGTCTCATCTCATAATAGAAGGCGGCTTCTCTTTCCGGGGTCAGCGGCTTACTTAACGTATTAAACAACGCTTTAGGCCACGACTCCAAACTAGCACACCATTTACCATCTTTCTTGTGTAAACGATGCGAACAGAAAGAAAACCCGTCCGACTTTATTGGTGCTACATCACGGAGAGTATAACCTAATTTGGCATAGCGAGCGCGGAGAACCTCTTCAGAACACGTAGTTCCATCAAGGCAATCATCCCCAGCAGCTCTAGGGCTATCAACCCCTGCCAAATAGGATACATCTAAACGACATAATGTATTGTACAAAGTCGTAAGATACGACCCTGACAACATACCACCTGGATATAGACGCGTGACTAATTCATACATCTCATAACCAGGAGTAGGCACTATAAAGACCGGATGTGTTATCAAAATAGCATGTCTAGAGATAGCTCTTAATAGAATCTTATGAGATTCTGGATTGACAAGATTCCTCTTAATATTATTACTTGCTTCATAAACATAAGACTTGTCTAGAGATCTCTCCCAACCACCTACATCACTACTCCATCCTAATAATGGGGTACCAACGACTTGGTGTGAAAATTGGGCGACATGATCATCTGAAAACCCGATACCGACAACAGCTCCAGAAACCGGATAAGCTGCCTTAACTGCGTTGACTGCGGGAGTTAAAAGCACTCTCTCAACAATCTGATCTACCACAGAAAGACAATTTACTATACGCCATTTTCCATTAACAGCTTTCCTTGCAGGATGTGGTTCCCACTTCTCGAATGGAGAAACTAATCCATGAAAACCCTGCTTATAAAGTTCAACAGGATCTTCAGGCATCACATCTGAATACAGTACTAACTTAAGTCTACGCAGAGATGAGTCAATTAACTCATCTTTGCAATTCTTAATAACGTCTTTATTGGTTTGAAACCTTAAAGACCATGGAAAACCCGGTGTAGAATCAGGTCTGATACTTGAAATTGCAACTTCAACTAATCTTTTAAGATCTGTGAAGTCATCTGTAATTTCTGAGCACCACGTCTTCGCTTGCGACGACGC